GAATCAGATCAACCCGGTTGAGCCACGGAAACATCATCTCTAAAATAGTCTAAATTTTCAGTTGCAAAATTCCGGCCTACTATCGGGATATGCCAATGAGAGAAAATCTCCTCGTACGTTCGCTCGTTCAGCCGTTGGTAAGGATTCGCCGTTTGTTGCATAAGTTTGGATCCTATCCGGATCTCGTCTCCCGTCGGCGATATACCTCCCGCTCTACGGAGGTTAAGCAACTCGTTCGGGACTCGAGTACGGCGAGCAATCAGATCGGCAATATTCGTACGTAAGGCGTTGTACTGATCGGCAAGCCCTCTCGGTGAACGGCTCATAAATTCAAAAGCGTCTAATTCGTCCTTTGTCTCAAATTCAAAAATAAGGACGTTGCCGGCGTTGTCGGCTCCTTGCGCTCCCTCAAACCGTCCGCTCTGCTGGAAACGGCTCGTTACGCCTTTTTCCTCGTCGTACGTTTCGACTGTCTCGCTGATCGTATTCCCGTAATTGTCCGTCGTTATTCGCGTTACCGGTTTCGGTTTCGGAGCGAGCGCCTTAACGATACCGGCGTCGGTAAAGTCGCCGGTTACTACGTTGTAATCGTAGTTAGCGAGTTGCCCCTCGGTTTCAAAGTTTTTAGTCCCGCCGAAATAATACGGCTTGTGGTAAACGTCGCCGCGGTTACGGCCGGCGACGCGGTACAACAATTGGCCGTAATAATTTTGGATCCCTCCCGAGGCTTTTATCTGCGAGCGTACGACCTCCGGATCCGGATTGTATAGGTATAGTTTCCGAAAGTCCTTATCCTGTTTTTTGTACAGCGTAGAACCGAGATACGGAAAGTATCCGGCGTACGGAACGACGCCGAGGTCGTCCGGTTTGGCGAATCGGATAAGCTCCCAGGGTAACGATTGGAGGCCGACCAATTGCCCGAGTACGTTATACGATAGGTGTAAGCATTGCACCTCTCCGAAAGCGAGGTTACTCGCATTTGCCCTGTGTACCTCGTCTAATCGTTGCCCTTGCCGGTTAACGATCATATTAGAAAGGCCGCGGTCGTATAGGCCGTTTCCCTCAATAAAATCGGCGCGTACGGCCATCGCAAGTAACGTTTGCGGGAGGAGGTTGTCGTTACCAAATGACAAAAAGCCCGCCACCTTGCTCTCGGTAACGGGCATTTGTTTGGCAACCGTTCTACGCGGTCTAAGTCCCATAGTCGGTTTCGGGGTTACAAATTATAATAATTTACGCGGTCGGCGTTTGCGGCGTTCCGGTTGCTGATTGTAACGCGGCGGCGGCGGCGGCTCGTACTCTTGCCTTTAGTTCGGCCTCGGGATCTAGCTCGTTTGCCGGAGCGGCGGTAGGCGTTACAGGATTCGCCGGAGGGACGATCGGAGCGGCGGGAGGCGTCGCGTTTGCGGCTTCATCCTTTTTCTTTTGCTCGGCGACGAGCGCCGCCTCATCCTTTTTTTTTAGCTCGAGCGCCGCCTCGGCGTCGGCCGCGGCTTTCTCCTTTTTGAGTTGAGCGGCGGTTTTGGGTTTCGTCGCGGGAGGCGTTCCGGGAGCGGCCGCGGCTTTCCCTGTTGCTTCCGAATAATCCGGGTTTTTGATAATAAACTCAGATAGCTCCGGATTTTTAGCGAGCAACGTTTCGGCGATCTCGTCGGTAAGGACGGTACCGACGCCGCCGCGGTTGACGATACTCTTACCCTCGCCGGGCAAATGAATTGAGCCGAATTTCGGGTCGATAATGAACTTAGTAGTTTGCATAAGGTAGACGTTTTTGTTTAAGCCCTTAAGGTACGACCGAAAATGTACAAACATATCTTGCCGCCAATCCGGGCAACTCGTACAAGTACTTGCGCCTAACTGCGAAAGGTACTCGTCCTTTAGCTCGTTAAACTCGAGAGCCGAGATCGCGCCGGATCCGTCAACGGCCCAGCGCGACCACAGTTCGTAAAGGCGATCGTCACTCATTAGGCGACGGCGAGAGCGAGCCCGGTTAGATACTCCTCGGTATCGTCAAGACCTCCCGTTTCGTGCCGGAAAGTTTGTGGTACCTCTCTCGCCTGGGCGGCGGTAAAGTCGAGGATCGGCACTCCGGCAAGTTCGGCCGAGTTGGAATCGTCGGCGTAGTTGGAACAAGCCAACCCGGTAGGATAGCCGAGAACGCGCCACCGGCCGAAAGCGCCGTTTTGCTTATAGATCGCGACGAGATCGGTAAGATTTACGATCCGATTAATCTCGCCGTCGGCCTCGACAGAATTGTCGAATACGGCAAACTGTAACGTTTGCGGTAAGAGGTTGCCGTAATCATTAGACGAGAAACCGCCGGTCTTTTTAGACGACAATTTAAAGCCCTCCCAAATTTTGAGCTTTGCGCCGGCCTTGAGCGTAAGTCCGGAGATAAGGTTCGGCGTCGTTCCGTCCGGGATTACCGTCGTAATATCAGCGAGTCGAACCGTAAAAAGTCTCTCGTACAACCCTTGCCCGTTCGGCCGGCAATTGTTAATAAGGTTGCGAGTAAGGTTACTAACAGAACAAGGCATATTAAGTAGGTAGTTTAAGCAGTTAGGAGGCCCGCTCCGGCGTTTGCCGGTAGCGGGCCTTAACTACTGATTAGATTAATACGCGGCAATTACGAGCGCGTCGTCGGCGATTTGGCCGTCGGCGACGTACTGCAAACGAGCTTTCCAAAAACGCGTATCGCGATCCGACCAAACCTCGAGGTCGGCCGTATCGTCGGCGGCGAGCGGGTTCGCGTCGAAACCTAACTGCAAGTTACCGCGGCCGGTAAGCAGTAACCGGTGGGGCCGGTCGATCTTGCCGCCGAGAGCGGCCGGCGCAAAGTACTGCGAGAGGTACTCGTCCCATTCGTCAACGGCCTGAATAGGAATACCGCGGAACGTAGGAGCGGCGACGCCGTTACCCATATCGGCGTAAGCGAGATCGACGTTACGACTCTCCCGGTAACGCATAAACGCCGTCATTACCGAACGGGTAACGAGCATTTGTTTATTGGCGAGCGCGATACCCATTATACGCGTACCCTGGGCTTTTGCGTAAACCTCGTCAAACAACGCGTAAACGTCGGCCGGGTCGAGTTCCTGATCGCCGAGCGGATCGTTAGCCGGGATCTCCACGTACTTCGTAAGGCCGGAGGCGACGCCGATCTCAACGTTACGCCATAGGCCGTTGAACGTTTTGAAAAACGGAACGAGTTGAGCGGCCGAAACTACGACGCCGTTCGGGAGCGTAATCGAGGCGGTAAAGTTCGCGGCCGTTGCGGTTTTGCTCGCAAAGTGGGCCATACGCCGAAGATCTTCGACGGCGGCGTAGCCGACCATTTGCGCGTAAAGCAAGCCGTAAGTACTGTCGTCTAACTTGTACTTATCGTTCCCGGGTTGGAGGAGCCATTCCTCGGCGGTGCCGCGGGCGTCTTTCCAGCATTCCTTTACCTCGGCGAGCAAATCGACGGGATCCCACGTCTTGTTTGTGCGACCGATCGGCAACGCCTTGCCGTTGTCGCCACAGCCGGGATCAAGCGTCGTAATTAGGCCGACTCGCTCGAGGTAACGTACGAGCATCTTACCCTTAATACCCTCACGAATTGCGAAAATATTAGAGATAGGAGCCCGCTCAATTGCCGGCCGGATCGACAACTCGGCGGCGTCCGGGCCGTAGTACTCAAATGAAGCGTCAGGATTGAAAGCCATGTTTTTGTTATTAGTTAAGTTGTTTACTGTTAAAGTATTTCAGGCACTAGGCCCGGCGTTCATTACTATTTTTTACCGGCCTCCTCGGCCTCCTTTTTCGCCTGGGCAATTGCCCGTTGCCGCTTCAACGGCGTATCCTCCTCGCCGGGAGTACGGCGATCGACGCCGGTTTCGGTAGGCTTAACGGCGACGGGATTCGCCGACTCGATTTGTTTAAGCGCCTCGAGTAGCGTACCCATTGCTTTCTTTCCGGCCGCTTGTTCTTTCTGAACAGTAGTAACGGTATTGTTCAAAGCGGCGACGGTTGTATCGAGCGCCTTAAGCCGATCGAACTCCTCTTTGGAGATCGTTACCGTTTCGCCCTCCTCGTCGGCCGTCGGCTCGGTAATAACCGTGATTACCTTATCGACAACGGTTATCGTATTGCCGTCGGAAAGTACATAGTCGCCGTTCGGGAGATCCGAATCGTCGGTAAATTTCACCGTATCGTTTACGGCGTACGTGTCTCCGGCGTTGTCGATCTCGATCTCCTTGCCGTCGGCGGTTGTAACGTTCAGGACGTTAAGCGGTTTGCCCTCGATCAATCGCTCGAGTAGGCTCATAGCCGATTTTACGGTACTTGTGATAACTGACATAGATACACTTTTTTGTTTAGGGGTTGTCTCCTCCGGTTTGGCTTGCGCTTGCGCCGGTTTGGGAGTTAATTTCGGTAGCTTAAACGGAGCCTTTCCGTCGGCCAAACGAGCCATTACGGGCTTGTGTGTTTGTCTCGCCGAGGCGGCGGCGAGTTGCGCTTGTTGCTGATAGATCCCGGTTATATACCCGGCCGCTAGTGCCTCGGTAGCCGTAAAATAGTGATCCTGACCATCGGCCAACATGGCCGCGATCGTCGCCTCGTCTATCCCGGTTTTATCCGAATAGATCTTTATTGTCCGTACCTCGTCGGCAATCAACAAATCGAGCGCCGCTTGTATATCGAACTTGTTACCGGTTATCCCGCCGATCATTGGATCGAACGCCGGTAGGTGTAGCATTAACTTAGCATGGGGAGCGAGCATTCTCGTCTCGCCGGCCATAAGCAGAACGCCGCCCATTGAGTAGACGGCTCCGATCCCGATCGTCGCGACGGGTATCCCGAGGCTCAAGCTCCAATCGTATACGGCGAGCCCCTCCTCGATTACGCCGCCGTCGGAATTAATAAACATGACGAGGCCGTCGGGATCTCCCTCGAGTTCAGCGAGCGCCCGTTCGTACTCACTCTTTACCCGAGCGAGAGAGATCCCGCCGAACGGATAGGGTATATCTCCCCACGGATCCCGGATCCAATCGTCGGGCAATACAAGGCCGTTAAGCTCAAGCGTAATCGGGTTGACCATTTTTGTTTTTCGGCTAATTGTAGGGTATCAACGGCCGAAAGGTACGCGGGCCGGTTCGGCCGGTACGTAACTATAAACAGAAAGGTGTAGTACTTTATGAACGCGCCGGCCGGCGAGCGGCTCCGGCTCCTCATACCTTTAGATATGATAAACCAAGTTTTCGACCTAACATTCGACCGAACATTCGCCCGAATCCTGATCGGTACCGGAGCGCCGGCCTCGAGCGCCGATAAGGCTTGCGGCGCGTATCTCTCCTGGCTATCGCCGGCCGGTTGGTTTTTTTGGTTATTCGACGGGCCGATGAATACCGAGAAGGCCGTTACCGCTCTCGGTACTTCTCGAACGGCCGGCCTTACGAGGTATACAAAGGAATCGGCCGAGCGCCTTACGGTTCGCGTATCGAACCTAACCGCGGCCGAGGCCGACGCGGTTGCTACCGTTTACGATTCCTCCTCGGTGTACCTCCTCGCCGACGACGATACGGGCCGGGTAAACGCCGTACCGGTATCAATCGAGCCGGGCTCCTTTCCGATACGTAATAGCCGGGAGAATCGGTTCGGCCTGACTGTAACGATTACGTTACCCGCAACACAAACCGGCCGCTACTAATGAGAGACGGATTATATTTTAACGGTCGGCACATTGCCGAGGTGAGTACGGCCCTCACTTTTCAGATCAACGATTTAACGAAACCCGATTCCCTGAATACGAGCTATTCGTTAAATTTTAACCTCCCGGATACGCTCCTTATACGCGATGTACTCGGCGGCGCTGAACAGCCGGACGCGGGAGGCGTATACCCGTACGCGTTGCCGGAGGCTAAACTCATATCCTCGGGAGAGGTATTATTCGACGGCCTCGCTCGCCTCGAGAGTTTTCAAGCCGGCTGGAAAGTTTCGCTCATAACCCGGGAGCGGGATCTCTTTACGAGGCTCTCCGAAATTAAACTCCGGGAGTTAGATCTTAGCCGTTTCGACCATCCGTGGAACGTCGCAACGATCTCGGCGCTCGCCGGCCGTACCTCCGGCGTCGTCTATCCGTTGGTCGATTACGGCGCTTTCGACGGGAGCGCGTTTGCCGACGATAGCCTTTTTCCGGCCGTCTATGCGTTTACGCTTATCGAGATAATGCTTACCCGGATCGGGTATCGCGCCGCCGGGCAATGGCTGAACGACGAGCTACTCAAGCGGGTAGCCGTCGCGTTTGTTGAGGAGGAGCCCAACGCACAAGATCCCGAATGGGTTGCCGCCCGAACGGCCCGGGTAACGATCGCGAATCCGATTCCGTATACCGGGCAAAACCGGCGCGTCGATACGATCCTCCCGTTTACAGTAGACAACCGGGAGGCCGACGGATATACCGACGGAACGGCCAACAATTACGATGCAACCGGGAGCCGTTATCGGTGCGATGTTGATATGAGGTTACGCGTACAAGCCTCGCTCGGTTACGGCATAACGGTAACGTACGGAGGAGCCGAGATTAAACTCATAATCGAAAAAAACGGCGCGAACGTTTACGAGGAGTACGTCGGCCACGGAGGCCCGTACAACATTACCGGAACTAAGCGGGATCGAATAACCCTAGACGAAACGGTAATTTGCCGGGCCGGCGACGTTATACAGATTCGCTTTATAGTCGATAAACGAACCTTTCTCGCAAGCTACTCCCTCGGCGCTCTTTTACTTCCGGACGAGGTATGGGCCTCCTTTACTCCGGATGCGAACGTCGGCCGAAATGATATTTGGCGGGTAGCAAGAAACCTACCCGACATGACTTGTGCCGAACTGCTTAAGAGTGTAGCGCTCTTTTGTTCGGGCTCCTTTCTAGTCGACAATCGAAAGGGAACGCTTACCCTCGTACGGCTTGACGAGATAACGAACGCAACGGCCGCGGCGGTTGATTGGTCTGCGTACGTCGATGAATCGAGCGAGCCCGAACTCGTAACGAGCCTCGAGCCGTACGGACAAAAGAACCTCCTCGCCTGGGCTGAACTCGAGGGAGTTTCGCCGTACGGTAACGGCTCGATAAAATCGCCGGCCGCGAATCTCCCTCCCGTTGCTGAACTGTTCACGTTGCCGTTTGCGGCTTGCAGTAACTCGCCGACTGAACTCCCGGGATATGGGTTCGCGCCGTTGATCCGGACGAGGAGCTACTCGGGTAAGGCCGGAGATACCGAAATACAAAAGGAGCCGACGACGCCGCGGCTCCTCCTTATCGAGCCGAGCAAAACGGTATCGGTAACGGCAAACGTATTGACGCCGGACAAAACGGTACGGCCCTCGCCGGTAACACTGACGGCCGCGTGGTGGGGAGAGCGGCCGGCCGGAGCGAAAACGTCGGATAATGTTTTCTCGCTCGCTTTCGATCGGGTTACGCCGGCGCAACGGGAGCAAGTACTTACGGCGAGATACTTTAGCGGGTTAGTTCGGGTATTGCGCCGGCCGCGGTTTCTAACGCTCCCGATGCTACTCCCGGCCGATGTTGTCGCCGATGTACAAACAGCCTCCGGCGTACCGGTACCGATCCGGATCAATGAGGTACGAGCGGGCTCGCTCGTAATCAGTAACGCGTACTGTTACCTCAACAAAATCAGCAACTACGCAGACGGGCAACCCGGCCCGGTTTCACTCATTATCTATTTTTAATAAGCTATGGACGAGGAAACAGTATTGATCTCGGTACGAATTGACGAGAACGAGGTCGAGGATAAAATAAAGGCGCTTACCGAGGGTAAGGCGCTTTTAACTAAGGAGCTTAAGGATCTCGAGCGGGAGTACAAAAAAGGCCAGATTACCGCGGCTGAGTACGCAAATAGCCAGGTCGAAATAACGAAGCAACTGCGAGCAACCGACGCAAGCCTAAAGGTTAATAAAAAATCACTTGCTGATTTTGAAAAGCAGGAACGCGCCGCGGCCGGGAGTATTGACGAGATGCGATCGCAAATCGCCTTACTCACTCCTCAATATAACGCACTAAGTAAAGCCGAGCGCCTCGGTACGGATAGCGGGAAGGCGCTCGGTAAACAGATCCGGGAGTTAAGCGACGAGCTTAAGGAGAACGAGCGGGCCGTCGGCGACAATCGCCGGAACGTCGGTAACTACATTCGGGATCTTAACGTACTGGGCGTAAACGTAGGTGCAACGGCCGATAGTTTTCAGGAAGGAGTTGAGGGAGCGAAAGTATTCGCGGCCTCCATATTTACGACGAGAGGCGCTCTCGTCGCGTTGACGGCGATCCCGATCGTTTTGTTTCTTACGGCGATTGTTGCCTTTCTAAAATCGACGGACGCGGGCGCTGATAAGTTACAACAAACATTCGTCGGATTAACGGCCGGAGTCGACGCGGTATTTAAAACGATCGCTCCTCTCGGCGAGTTGTTGGTCGAAACGTTTACGAATCCGATCGACGCCGTTAAGAAACTTACGCTCGCCTTACTTGATCCGATCGGATCGCTTAAGCAACTCGCCGCGAACTCTCAAAAGATGGCCGACGATATATCGACCAACTTTGCAACGGCGGCCGCGGCGGCGGTTACGTATACGCGACAGATCCAAAATATCGAGGATAGCGAAAACTCACTGATCGCACAACGGGAGCGGGTAGGTTTGCAGGTCGATCAAGCCTTACTCAAGGTAAAGGATCGAAATCTTTCGGAGGCCGAGCGGATCCGGATCTTACAAGCGGCCGGAAAGGCCGAGAGTGATCTCGCTCAAAAAACACTGATCAACGCCCGGGATCGTTTAGCCGCAACGTTGCAACAGAATATAGCAATACAACGAAGCCGAACGCTAACCGACGACGAACTCGTCGCACAACTCGAGGCCGAGGCCGCTCTCGTCGCCGCCAAACGAGCGAGCCTCAACACACAACAGGCAATAACGAACCGAACCTCGGCGCTCAAGGAACAGGAAGCGGCCGACGATAAGGCTCGAGCGGCCGAGGCAAAGGAGCGGGCAAAAACCGCCGCTCAAGATCGCGTTTACGAGGCGCAACTCGCCTTAATTCAGGCCCGCAAAAAAGGGATTGATACGCTCGCTATCGAGGAGGAGGTACTCGTTAGACAAGGAGCGCTCGAGGCGAGCGGGCTTAAGCGAAACAGCGCCCAGCGGAAACTGATCGAGGCACAAACAAACGCCTCGATTCTCGAGCTACGCACCAATCACTTAGCCGAGATTGCGGCCCGGGCCGTGGCCGGCCAACAATCGGAGATTAACGCGACGCTCGCCTATGTTCAAAAAGGTACTAAGCAGGAACTTAACCTCCGGATCGAGGCGCTCCGGGCCTCACTGCGTACGCAACAAATCGAGAATAAAAAGAATCTCGATAATCGCCTGATCGACGCGAACGAGTACGCCAAAAAGGAGGGAGAGCTTACGGCGACGAATGCCCGGGCTATCGAGGAGGCAACGCAGACGTACGAGCGCAACCGCGTAAACCGAGAGGCCGAGATCGCACAGTTACGCGTACAAACGAATCTAGATCTTAGCGAGAACCTACTCGCTATCCGGCGCAATGAGGCGACGACTCAAATCAATATCGAGGAACAAAAGCAACTCGATTTACTTAAGCTCGAGGAGTTAGCCGACGACGAGCGGCTCGTCCGTCAGAACGCAATACAGGCCCGGGCTCAAGCGCAACGAAAGGAGGTATTCCGGCAAATACTCGCCGACGAGCGGGCCGATCGCAAGGCGCTACTCGAGGCGGCGCTCGATAGCGTACGGGAGGGAACGCGGGCCGAGTTCGACCTTAAGCGGAAGCTCCTCAAGGCGCAACGCGACGAGGAACTCGCAAACACTGAATTAAGCGAAAAGCAAAAGGCGGCTATTCGGGCAAAGTATAATAAGGCCGACGAGGATCTCTCAAAATCTCGTATTCAAAAGATCTTTGACGATTCGGTACAGGTTGCCCAGGCGGCGACCTCAACGCTCGGTAAGTTTATCGACGGCCTCTCCTCGGCGCAACTAGGGAGGCTCGAGGAGGAACAAACCGCGGCCCTATCGAGCGCCGCTTTATCGGCCGACGCCCGGCTCGCTATCGAGCGTAAGTTCCAAAAGAAAAAGGAGGCGCTCGAGAAAGACGCGGCCGAAAAACGCCGTAAGATTGCCTCGGTCGAAAACATTATAAATACCTCGGTAGCGGCCGTAAAAGCGTTCTCGACGGCCGGGCCGATCCTCGGGCCGATCCTTGCGGCGCTCGCCGTTGCGACCGGGATCGCGAATCAGATTATTATTGATAATCAAAAGTTTGCGGACGGCGGCGTATTTCGCTCGAGAGGAGGAGGTTACGTTAGCGGCCCGGGATCCGGGAGGAGTGATTCGATTAACGCTCGCCTATCGAACGGCGAGAGCGTACTCACTGCGAAAGCGACGGCCGACAATTACGCGTTACTCTCCTCGCTAAACGTACGAGGCGGCGGTAAGCCTTTCCCGGGCCTCGGCGCTACCGGTATCAATCCGGCCGATTTGCCGACTGGATTCGCGGCCGGTGGCGTTATGCAGGTAGATAGCGTAATAATCGCCGAGGCGGTACGAGCCGGCCTCATGGGCGTAAACATCCGGGTAGGCGTTGACGAAATAACGCGGGCTCAAGATTCGGTTAAGCGAGCCGAAACCCGGGCCGACTTTTGAGCGGCCTCCTCCAATGTTGTAAAATCAGCCAATCGGGCCGAGCGGAATAAACTACCGTCTCGGCCCTTTGGATATAACTTACAATGAAGGGAAACAATATCGAGCAACTCGTA